CTTGTGAAGTATGGATTTTACAGGAACAGTCAGGATCATCATAAGTATATGTATAAAGATATTAGTATTGAATTTGTATTACTTTATACCAATGACTGGTATGCGGATATAAAAATGTCTGTAATTGATAATGTTATTGTTTTTCTTAAAGGTCATGAAGCTGTATTTACCCCAGAATGGGTAATAGAAGAACATGAAAAATTACAAGCAATGTTTAAATTTTTAAGATCATGATGAAAGTATTAGAACCAAATATTAAAACACTTGTATATGATATCTGTTTTGAGCATTCTGCAGTATGCAAAGTAGCAGATAGTAATATGGGATATTTATGGTATATGTATACACATGGCTCAAAGGCCGGGCAATACAAACCATTTATATTCTTGGCGGAAATTAACCTTTTGGTTAAAATGGGATTACTCTTTCAGGAAGAGAAAGATAGACTTGTAGAAATGCTAAGTTCTGAAGATGATGATAATGCATACTTAGTAGGTTTATCTATCATGCAGATAAGAGACCAAAGAATTAAAACTTATGGTACTTATACATCAGATAATGAAGCTTACAAAAATGTTGAATATCTGACAGAGGTAATAGCTCCAGAATTATTTATTGGTAAATAGATTTAAAAAAAAGAAAAATGAAAAAAGTAATTGATTTTTTATTAAGTAACAGAATGTATATGATTTTAGTATTACTATCAACAGCATATCTTGTTCATAAACAAAATTATCCTATGGCATTAGTTAATTTTGGTTTATTTATTTTATTAGCACTTAAATATGACAGAACAAGATCTGATAAATGAAGGCTTTGAAAAAATAATGATAGCAGATAATGAAAGCCAAAATGGTTTTGACTATTATTATTATCAAAAGGAAATCTGTGATAGTATAATGCTCCATAGTATAGATAGTATAGATGTAATAGATGATAGCTGGATGCTAAAAAGCTTTGAAATTCCGGCCATACTTATATCTGAACTAGGACACTACAAACAATTTATGGAGTTAATAAATAATATAGTTTGTTAATATGTTTAGTGGAAAATTTATAAAGAAAAATGGCAAGCTTACTTATGCAACTCCGCAGGATAAGCTTGCCTATGAAATTTTTGTAGATAAAATACAAGAAGAACAGATTGTTGATATGTATCTAGATTTAGCTAGTGCTGATCATAGCAAAGCACAACTAGCTAAAGTGCATGCATGCATCCGGGAACTAGCTAAAGAATCTGGTTATACATTTGATGAGATGAAAGTTGTAGTAAAAGAAGCTTCAGGTCTTGAAGGTAAATCTTTTGCAGAGTGCAGCAAAGAAGATATAATGTTAGCTATTGAAGCTTGTATACAGATAGGAAGAGAAAATTATAATATTAATCTAGCTTAGGTGCTACATAACCTTCATCACCTGGTTCAAGAACTTCTTTATCTTCATATAAGTTATTTGTCTTAGCCTGATTTTCAATTTCAGCAAGTAAAAGACCAATAGTATAGAAAGATTTTTGAGCTTCATCTAGTTCATTATATTTTTTAGATAAGATTTCTTTGATGTATGCATCTTTATCTTCTTGCTCAATAGAGTTTACTAAATGTAGTAATACAGATTTAGTCATGAGATAAAAATTTTTGTTAATTGGAACATTAACAATTGCATCATCTTTCATTTCTTTTACCTTGATTGCCATAGTATTAATTTTAAACCAAAAATACAAAAAATATGAATCTAGAAGAAATTAAACAAAAAATGTTTGAAAAATTAGAACCTAGTGGTTGGGCAAGAATTTTTAAATCTTTTATATTTAGTTCTGATTTTGACAAGATACTCAATGAGTTATGGGAACAAAGTAAAATAGATAAAAGGTTTACTCCACCACTTAAACAAGTCTTTAGAGCATTTGAAGAATGTCCTTATGATAAGTTACAAGTAGTTATTATTGGTCAGGATCCTTATCCAACTTTTGGTGTTGCTGATGGCATATCATTTAGCTGTAGTAATACCGGTCAGTTACAACCAAGTTTAAGATTTATCTTAGATGAAGTAAACAGAACTGTTTACAAAGGTCATCCTGGATCTCTAGATGTAGACTTAAAAAGATGGGCTAATCAAGGTGTTTTAATGCTTAATACTGCTTTAACTACTGAGGTAAGTAAAATTGGGGCTCATTATGATATTTGGAAATCTTTTACGGCCTATTTACTAGATTGGTTAAATAATTATAACCCGGGACTAATTTATGTTTATATGGGTAAGAAGGCTGAAGAATGGTCTTCACTTACTCATGATGATCATAATACTAAGTTTATGGTTAAACATCCAGCAAGTGCTGCTTACAATGGTTCTAAATGGGATTCAGATGATTTATTTGTAAAAATTCAAAAACATAAAAATATAATTTGGTAGTATGGATGAGATATTTAATAAGCTGATAAAAGAAAATTTAACACCTAATACTTATTATGTTTTACATTGTATTAGAGAGAAAGTAGTACCTAATATTTTTGTTAATAAAGAATTAGAATGCAAAAGACTGCAAAAGGATCAATGGCTTGATGAAAATTTGCAACTTACTTCTAAAAGTATTATCTTTATGGATGAAATAAATAGTTACTTTAAGAGAAGTAAGAAGAAAACATCTAAAGATTTAATGGGGTCAGATTTTCTAGGTAAGATACAGGAATATGTAAATATATTTCCTAATAGGAAACTTGACTCTGGTAAATATGCAAGGGTTAATGTAAAGAATCTTGAGCCTGCATTTAGATGGTTCTTTGAAACTTATGATTATGATTGGGACACAATTCTAAAAGCTACAGAAAAATATGTTGATGAGTATAGTGTAAGAAACTATAAATACATAAGAAACTCACAGTATTTTATCAGAAAACAAAATGTAGATAAAACTTTTGAATCTGACTTAGCAACATATTGTGAGTTAGTTAACACAAATCCTGATGGAGAGGGAGATATTTATTTTAAGGAGAGGATAGTATGACAAAATTAAAATTAATTGGGATTGCTGTGCTTGGAACAGCTATGGGATATTTAATAGTTACACATTTAATTCAAGAGATGTCTTTTTGGCAATATCTGGCAATTGAACTGTGTATTACTTTATTTCATGAGCTCTATAACACAACAAAGAATACTTTAAATTCACAATAAATTATGGCAGAATTATTTAATGGTGCAAAACCACTTTTACCAGTCAGTGAGCGGGATGGTATACACAAGGCTATTAACAAGATTAAAGCAAGAAGAAAGGGTGAGATTAAGTCACTAAAAAGTGGTTGGCCCAAATTTAATGATGCCTTTTGTGATGGATTAGAATGGAGAACTATCACCATAGTTGGTGCTAGACCTGGGACAGGTAAAACTTTATTCATGGAACAGTTGATTAGTGACATAATAGAACACAATCAAGACCAAGAATTTAGAATACTTAAGTTCCAAATGGAAATGGTTGATGAAACCAGTGGTGTAAGAAAACTGAGTCTGAATACAGGTGCTGATTACAATACATTAATGAGTAAGGATGGAATCCTTGTTGATGAGAAAATCTATTATAAGTGTGTAGAGTTCTATAACAAAACTGCAGGTATGGACATAATTAATGTTGTCTATGATGCATGTACTATTGATGAGATGTGTGCTACAATCCATTATGAAATGGAAAGACACAGAAAAGCAGATGGTACATACACTAACTTGCTAGTTGGTATAGATCACTCAGCTCTATTTAGAGTAAGTAAAGGACAAAAAGATAAGTTTGAGATGCTTAATGCTCTGGGTGAGGCCCTAACTATGATGAAAAAAAGATATCCTATTGCTTTCCTTGTACTTAGTCAGTTAAATAGAAATATAGATTCTCCTGAAAGACAAAGAGATGGAGAGTATGGAAATTATGTATTAGATTCTGATATATATGGTTCTGATGCACTATTACAACATGCTGATGTGGTAATGGGTATAAATAAACCTTCTCTGAGAAAAATAAGACAGTATGGTCCTGAGAGATTTATTATTAATGATGAAGACATTCTAGTCTTTCACTTTCTTAAATCTAGAAATGGTACCACAAGGATAAGCTTCTTTAAGCTTGATAGAACTACTATGAGAATTGTTGAGATTGATACCCCAGCACAGGCAACAAAAAAAGTATCCATTTAATTTTTAATTTATGAATATTAGAAAAGAAAAAGAGAGTGAGTTCTTTACTCATCATCTTGAAACATTTAAAAAATTACAAGTATCTGATCCATTTTTTACTATTAAAACAGCATTCTTTCAGAAAGGTAAGTATGGAAGACAAGTTCAGTTCTTTGAATGGGAGTTAAAGAAAGGAGAAGATATTTATATTGAGTTCTATGACAAAGTAGTTGGTACTAATGGGGAAATCCTAGATATAATACCAATGAATGCTGATAGAGCTTTACTTAAGTATAAGACTAATCCGTTTTATGCTGAGGAGTATGAAACTAAAGAAGGTACAAATACAAATGGAGAACCTTATACTATGTATACTATTCCGGTCAATGAGTTAATAGTAATAACTAAAGATGGCCAAGAAATTACTCATGCTCTTTATGAAAAAAGAAAGGTTGAAGCTGAGAAAGATCCATTACCAAAGTTGCAAAACAAAGTTACACCAAGTGTATTTCCTGATTTTGAACTTGAACTAACTCCTAAGAAAGAAGTAGAACTTGACTGTCAAAATAATGAAATTGCAGATGCTCCTTTGTCTGAGTTAACTATCAGAGATCTTGCAGCAATCATGTTAATGAAACCTGTAAGTGCAAAGCCTTGGTTAAATGAATTAATAAATTCTAAAGATAAAGCACCATGGGAATAGTACTTCCAACAACAAAAGTAAAGGCTGAGAGACAGAATCCTAAAAGAATTGTGATTTACTCTAAGCCAAAAACCGGTAAAACTACTGCATATGCAGGGCTAGAAAACAATCTGATTTTAGATTTAGAAAATGGTGCTGATTATGTAGATGCTTTAAAAGTTAAAGTGAGTAATCTTCAAGAACTTTTAGATGTAGGTAAAGCTATCAAAGAGGCTGGTAAACCTTATAAGTTTGTCACTGTGGATACTATAACTGTATTAGAAGAAATGATTATGCCACTGGCAATTAAACTTTACCGGGCAACGCCTAAACCAAATGGGCCTATTAATAGTAATATTAATAGCAAATCTCTCTAATTGCTGGAAAACCCATTGCATATTAAAATATATTTTATACCTTTGTGGGTAAATATAAATAATATGAGTGGACAATCAGCAGCAAAGGCTTATAAACCAAGGAATGTGATCAAAGCAGGTATAATATTTAATAAAGTAAAAGTAATAGATTTTGCTTATTCAGCTAAGTCTAGAGCTTATTATTTTACTGAATGTATGACTTGTGGAGCAGGATCAATTAGAAGAATGGATCATATAAAAACTAATCCTGAATATTGTAATAATTGTAAAGAAAAAATGACAGCAAAACCAAAAGTTGAATCTGTTATTAATACAATATATTCAGGTTATAGGAGTAATGCAAATAGTAGAAATTTATCTTTTGAACTTACTAAAAGTGTATTCACTAAAATTACTAGTCAAAATTGTTTTTATTGTGGACAAGAACCTATTGAATCTGATTTTTCTAAAGGTAGGAACAGAACTAATACTAAATTTATGCATAATGGTGTGGATAGATTAGATAGTAAAGTTGGTTATACAATTGAAAATTGTGTTCCTTGTTGTAGTATGTGTAATCTTATGAAAAATAAATTTTCAGCTGAGAGTTTTTTAAATAAGATTAAACAGATCTATAATTATAAGCAATGTTCAACGACTATGCCGGAAGGCAGTACACTACAAGCTAATGGTAGTGGAAATGGGAGAGATCCAGAAATGGATCATGATATAGTCTGATCTATATGGTAACATATAGCAGTTCATTGGAGAACGCGGTAAACTGTTGCGGGTTTATTGGAACATACATGATGGGTAAAAACTATGATGGAGACAATGTAACAAGTTTACCAAATGGTGCCGGTTATCTTTATATTAGACAAGCATTTTTTCAAGTTTTAGATTTTATTGATACCTTAGCACCCACAATTATTTTATCTGGTCATATTAAAGACAAGGTAGTAGATGATAAAGGAGAGATGGTAATGTCTGCAAATATAGATTTGACAGGTAAAATAAAATCTCTTATTTGTGCAAATGCTGATGCTATTGGTTATATGTATAGAAAAGGAAACAAAACTATTTTAAGTTTCAAAACTAATGAAGAAGTAACTTGCGGTGCAAGACCGGATCATTTGAGAAATCAAGAGATAGTAATTACAGATTCAGAGAGTGGAGTTTTAACAACTTCATGGGACAAAGTATTCATTAATAATTAAAATAAATAACAATGGGATTAAGTACAAAAGACCTAGTAACAAGTGGAGGCAGTGGGCTTCCTAAAACAATTTCACCCGGAAATCATAGATTAAAAATCAATAAGTTAGAACTTGAAGATTTTACTTTTATTGAAGGTGCTAAACATTTACTTCTTCATGTAGAAACTGAGCCAATTGATGGTTTTGAAGGTTTTTATATTGATAAAGACAATGAAAGTTTAGGAAGACATGCAGGTCAAGTAGGTAAGGTTAAAGGTAGTATGTATGCTTTTGCAGATGGTGTAACTAAAGGTGGAATGAAGATTGAAAGAGATAGATCTCTTATGATTTATCTAAAAAGTCTATGTAATAACCTAGGTATTACTAGTTGGTTTGAAAGTCAAGATAATTTACATGATACAATTAATGATTTTGTAATTGCTTTTAACAAAAATGCACCATTTAAAGATATATATTTAGACTTCTGTGTTGCGGGTAGAGAGTATGTTGACAAAAATGGTTATACTAACTATAATTTATATCTTCCAAAAGCAGAAAAAGGTAAGTATGCATATGGTAATACTAAAGATGGTAAGGTAATGACTTTTGATGAGAGCATACATTTAAAGAAACAAGAAGTGCAAGAAGTTAAGAATTTTGGAGATGATGATTTATCAATTCCTTCTAAAACTTCTACTGATTTCAACTTAGACTAATTAAACTAGTCAAAGAGGGGTCAGTTAACACTTCTGACCCCTTTTTATTTTAATTATGTGTTATGATTTCAACCAAAGGAATAATATCTGATATAAAGGATGTACCTGATGAATGGATTTATGAATATTATTTAAACCTAAAAGAAAAACTAACAGGTCAGAATATAAAAATGCTATCAGCATTTAATGCCAAGGACAAAGTTCCTTCTATGTTTGTTTATTTTGATGTGGCATCTAGTAGATATAAACACAAAGATTTTTCTTCAGGTAATCAGGGTAACTCATGGAATTTAATTCAACAATTGCATAATCTGTCTCCAGGTGATGCAGCTAAAAAGATTATGAATGACTATCAATCTTATCTGAAAAACAATACAGTAAGTGAGAAGAGAGAAATAGTAATACATGATAAGTTTAAAGTTGTGGATTATGAAATGAGACACTGGAATAATTTAGACAAAGATTATTGGATAAGATTTAAGATTGGTTCTAGTATACTTGAAAGATATAATGTTGTTCCTTTAGATTTCTTTACAATGGAAAAAACAGAAACAGATGGTAGTATAACTTCATTTGTATTTAAAAAGCCTTATACATATGGTTATTTTAGAAATGATGGGAGTTTATACAAAATTTACATGCCCAAGGTACCAGATAAGAAATTTATAAAGGTTGAGAATTATATCCAAGGTATGGATCAGCTTAAATATGAAAACAAGTATCTTTTAATTACATCTTCTTTAAAGGATCTAATGTGTTTTAATAAGTTAGGTATTGGTAATATTGAAGTTATTGCACCAGACAGTGAAAATACTATGATTGGTGAAAAAGCTATGAAAGAGTTTATGAGACATTATCAAAAGATTATTGTTCTGTTTGATAATGATGGCCCGGGGATAAAAGCAGCTGAAAGATACAAACATATGTATGTATTTAATTATATTATTCTACCTATGGAGAAAGATTTATCAGATTCTGTTAAACTACATGGTATCGATAAAGTAAGAGAAGTATTATTTCCATTATTAAAACAGGTATTATGCAACCAAAAGAAATAATAAAGTATAAGTATACTTTTATTAATAGTAAAGAACAAGCCAAGTTACATTTTGTATCAACAACAGTTGAGGAAGCAACAATGAAATTATCTAAAATGGTTAATTCTGTAGCTGATTGGTATATGAGAAGAATAAAACTTTAA